AACTCTTACAAGTGATTTTATTTTGATTTAATTTGGTATAATTTTTAATATCAAATTTAAACAGTGTAATTGGAATATGTTCGGCATTTCCAATATTGGTATGTCTGTATTTTTCCTGCTCCGGAGGCTCTAATGTCGAAACCTGCTGCCCTTTTACCATTACTTTAAAGTCCTTCTTTCCCCTGAACTTCTGGGTAACCTTTAATCTAAACTTTACACCCAACTCTTCTGCTAATTTTTTGGCTGTTTCTACTTGATGTTCATTATGCTTAAACACAATAAAGTTCCACTGTGCATGTCCGCCGGCGGCTACATAGGCTCTTAGATTAGCATAGACTTTATCATATCTAACGCCAATCCTATATTTGTCTAGAGTTTCATTATCGGTACCGTCTAGGGCAAAGTTAATAAGAACATTAGGACGAGCCAAACTTGCCCACCAATCTTCACTGCGATAACCGCCATTGGTATCTATGCTAACACCCTTACAACCATTGTCTATTAGATAATTAACAAACTCTGGTAATAATTTGTTTAAGCAAGGATCTCCGTAGACTCCGCTGAAGTATACATGTTCTAGTTGACTAGTAAACTCTTTAGTAAACAACTTATAAAAAACATCAGCTGATAAATCTCCTTCAGCTAAATCAGGCTGAACAAAGCCATGTCCAGTGTATCTACTACACATAGGGCATTGGCTATTACATCTGCTACTAGCTTCAACGTGAACTAATTGTATATCTTTTAATTCTATCATTTTCTAATAGTTGCCATCATTGATAGGCCACATTTCATTGTTACTTTATTCTTTATGAAGTTTGTTCCACTGTGTGCTTGGCAACGATCAAATACAATAATTCCACCTCGCTGCCAATTATACACAGCTTCCAGTTCAAAACCATCTAGCCATTCTCTTTTATAGTGAGTAAAGTATTTGTTGTATGTTTCGTCATCAATGGTGCGTTTATTCCAGTCTACGTCCCATGGCGTACCGTCTCTATGATAACAGGGCATACCGCGATAGTCACTGATAGTATAAAATACGTTAGTTTCATATTGAGGACTATTCTTAGCAAAATTGGTACCATACATTAAGAACCTATTTTTAAAAATAGCTGTGCCTGACATTGGATGTTCTTCGTCTTTATTAGTATGACAGACCCATAGTGGAATAATAAATTGTTTGCCAGGAACACTGTCGCTGTCTTTAAGAGTATTAGGATTGCCAGTGTCAATGTGAAGATTATACGGAGTAGCAGTAATTAAAAAATTACCTTCCCATGTGGTGTCATTGGTTAATTCAGGGATTACTTCTTTTAATTTCCCAAAAAATCTATCCTGTATGCGCTGATTATCTACATTAAAATGCAGTGTACCATTACGTTTGACCCTGCGTGTTCTGTGCTCTCTATGCATGAGCTCTTCTAACCAAACAAGTTCTTCTTCAGTGAAAACATTATCCACTGCATAGCTGCTGTCGCTCCAGGTGCTCATCCAGCGTGAATGTTCTGCACTGTCAACTGGTATAAATTGTTTAACTAGGTTGTCTCCTGGCACATATTCTAAATTATGATCCATTTTAATCCTTTCGAGCATTTTCTTTATAATCTATCCTTCACTATTCTTTCGTAAACATAGTTAGCATAATTGATGTGATCTTCCAATGTCGGGTGAAGTAGTTTCGAGGGATTAACAATTTTACAAAAGTTAATAAATGGGTGCAGTAAATTTTTTGTCAATAAAATTTCTTCACTGTATTCCGATGAAAGACTTTCGGTAAAATCACTTAATTGTGTAAACGCCCATCCTATATAGTATCTAACGCCAATGTTCTCTAGATAATTCTTTATGGTGTAAAAATCAAAAAAAGCATCGTATGCGTTTTTATTAACATTATCTATTTCAAGATGACCCGGCCGACTGAGATGTGCTGGACCATAATTAGCAGAACTATGTTCTGAAATTATTTTATTATACTTAAATTCTGTTTTTTCCTTCCAGGAATATGATCTATGCCATGTTGACAGTAAAACTAATACAATATCCTTGTCATTGAATCCATGAAATAACTGATAATCATACAGTTGAGTAATGATAGCTTTGTTGCAATTACCTGATATTCCGAAATTGTTTATCGGAATTCCTAGTCGATCAGCAACAATGTTAGGCCATGGTGTCTTAAAGACCTTGCAGTTAAATAGTTCAAAGTCCGTTACAGTGTGATCACTGACTATGATATTTTCATTGATTAAATCAGTGCAGTCTCCAATGGTCCAACTGTCGCCAAAAGCCAGCATCCTAGGCATTAAATATCCTTAAAAATATCTTTCATCTCAGGGAACGTTTTATAGAAGTCCGTACCTCTATGCTTGTCTAGAGTTTCTAGATATTCTTTCATCTCAGGCAATCTACGACTCCAGTCTTCGCTCTTGGCAAATCGAACCATGCCTCTTAGGCGATCAATGCCGTAGTCTGCATTAAGCCACTGCTCTTCTGTAACACGACCTTCATACCATTTAGGAACGCCCAGTTTCCAGTTAGCTTTCCACCATGGAATAAATTCTTCATACTTGGCTTCTATTTCATCCTTGAACCATGCGGGCAATATCTTAACATTTAGATGTGGTGGGTGATAAACAAAGTGATAGTTAATACCGCCTGCACCAAATGGCCACATATTAACTTTCTTAAAGCCGTGTTCTAATTTCCACTTTAAGAATTCAGGTATATAGTAGATGTTTAGTGCCTGAACTGCACAGGCAATAGTAACTTCTACGTTGTCTGTAGTTTCTTCATCTAGTTGACGGAATGCTTCTAAGTTTCGTTCCCACTTACTGGGATAACGAATATAGTCATTGCGTTCGCCTACAGCATCAACGCTATAATGGAAACGCACCAACTTAAAGTGACTCCATAATTCAAATAAGTCTTCGCGCCACTCCACGCCATTACTATTATAGCGTATTTCCATATCTTTGGCATAGCCCTGCTTGATACACTGTTCTAGAATCTCGTAATGCTCTTCAATGATTAAAGGCTCGCCGCCGGCAAAATAAAGCTGCTTCATGTTAGGAATCTGGTCCCACAACTGTGTCCAGAATTCTGGATTATTCTTATGCCAGTTATAGCTGGCGCCATTCTCTTTGCCTTTATTATTCCAGCCCATAGTTTCCTTAAGGCTTTCATTTTGAATCTGCGGATAAACAGCGTTCCACTCAGGCACCCATAAACTACTGTCATGCGGACTGCACATAACGCAGGCTAGGTTACACTTGGTACCAAAGCGCATGTCAATGTAGGCAATCTTAGGCGGAATACTACCATCTTCTGCGGTATCCTTAACTAGTTGATTTATATCAACTCGCTGTCCCCAATACTTGGTCTCCCATTGGCGCTTGCTTTTATGGCCTGCACGTTCTTCTTTATAGCACTTCATACAACTAGGTGGTTCCATACCTGCTAACATCTGCAGGCGGTTGTTTTTCATATAGTCGTTATTCCATGCACTTAAAAAGTCTGTGACATTTAAGTTAGCAGGCTTGCCGTCGGCATTTTTTAAAACACCCACTTCTCCCCCGTGTTCTTTATCGTTGGTTGGACCAACACTGCTGGCATTAGCCGTGCAGCACACCCTCATATGACCATTAGGTCTTGTGCTCAAATGTATCCAGGGTAAAATACAAAATGTTTTGCTTGGTAGTTCTTCCATTGTTTAATATTTATTTTCTAATATGTGCTTTTTTATCTCATTGGCAATAATAGCATGGCCGGCTGGACTGTTGTGTCCGCCCATTAATTTTGGGCAAAATTCTAGATCGCTGAACCAAATGGTTGACTTTATTTCTTTACGTAGTAATTTTTCTAAGTAGTCATAATTATGACTACGAGATTGCATATCTTTGATACGGCCCTGCAGATATCTGTTTAATATCAAAAAATAAATTGGTATATTCTTAGATGCAAAAAACCCCTTTAAAAGAATGATATCTAATATATCATTTGCTGATTGGTCCAATATAATATCGTGGGATAACCATTTTGATTTTTTATAATTGTTTATCTCGTCTTTATCTATCAGCCCTATACCTGCCATTTGAAGGGAACTAATTTCTATATGACTTATATAAACTTCTCTAGGATAAGGAGGTATTTGAAAGTATACTATTGACGTGTCTGTGATGACCTGTTGTTCAACTAGCTGTGCAGCTTTAAAAATCATTTCCCTGAGACTAGCACCATTTACTGCATGATTATAAGTAACAATCTCATTGTCCGCAATTAATGCAGGATAGGCTTTGTTTTTATTACTGCTTATATATTCTTCCAGAAATGAACCATCTACTGATAATAATTGATTTCTGCGAGTATAATACTCTTCTGCTGTGGCACAATCTTTTTTCCATGGAAAGAATTCTTCGTCGGACAGTTCGTCGCCGGCAGTATGACTACAACCAAAAAAATGCACTTGCTTCATAGTTTTTTATAGTTTCCTATAGGTAATTCTTTTAACTTTTTTACACTGCATACTTCGGTACAACGTGTTATTCTGCTGTATTTATTGGTGCCATGGTCATTGCTCTGCCAGCTGGTAACTAGATCATTTGTGTAAAAAGGATGGCCTAATACTTCCCCAACAGAGTGTAGGGTCAAGTCATTCCATGTATCAGAATCATAGGCGCCAAATAATCTGTCTTTTAAATGATTTACTTTGCCTATATCTGATTTCATGAATCCGTTATGTAAAAAACAACAGGGCCATAATTTAGAATCGTAACCAATGAAATACATCTTCCTGTTTTTAGTGTCGCAGTTGATATTATCAGTGACTTTATTTTCCAGTTCTTTGTTTATGTCCTGAATCGACGAAGCTACTCGAGTCTTTTGTATATTTTCTACTTTAATTTTTTGTATTTTTTCTAAGCCATAACCAGTGGCAATACTTCTATCATGCCTAGACACAAACTCTGCAAAACCCATGTCTTTACTAAGCTGATGTGCGTCATTGACCTGATGTTTATTCCATGGAAATATTAAAAATTGCCACATTGCGTGTCCGCCTGCTTGTATAAATGCCTGTGCATTTTCCATGATCTTTGGCCAGCTGGTATTTTGTCTATATATGTGATTAGTATCCTCTAGTCCATCTATGCTAAATCTTACAATGTGACTATCGTGTTGCTGTAGTATACTAGCTAGGTCTATCCAATATGATCTGTTCCTTAGGCTAGCATTAGAGTGAATTAATATTTTAAATTTTCTTCTGGCAGCATATTCCAGCATTTCTAAGAAGTTGGGATGCATTAAAGGATCGTCGATGGTTCCACAAAACTCTAGCTCAGTAACTGAAGCAAATTCTTCTGCATCGATTATTTTCTTAAAGACATCCAAAGAAATATATTTCTTAGACTCAATGATTTCTTTGGTATGCGAGAATGTATCAGTATCTGTTCTTACACAGCCCAGGCACAATGCATTGCACATTGAGCTGAGTTCAAATTGTAGTCGAATAGGCTCTGTCAGATATTGCATAATCTTTATTCATTGTAAGTTTTCGGTATTAACACATCTGCGGTACACATACACCATTGTGTCTTACATACAGATGGCTCTGTCATTAGTTTTTCAAAATCAAATATGGTGGCAATTTTTTTAGCTTGTCTACAAGCAGACTGCAATATCTCTCCAGTGGGCCTAATAAAAATATGATCCACACCCATGTTACATTTCCAATCAACAAAGGTGTTTTTTCTATTATTGGTAAATTCTACTTCGTCTAATTTTTCTACATGGCCGTTATCTTCTATCCAGGTTTCTCCGTAATAATTGTTGCCGGGTGGCGGGAAATCGTTATTTTTAAATATAACATCGCTATTTTCTTTGAGCCATGCTAGCTGTTGTTCATTATATTCGTAGCTCAAATCATGTGCGTGTTCGTCTCTTTTAAAGACTCTACTGGGAGCAATAGTAACTTTATCCATGGCCTTGAATGTTTTATAGGCATTTTGTGCTTTATCCCATAAAGGAGGATACATTAAGGTAAAGACTCCTACGTTGGTCTGTGTACCGATGTATTCTACTTTTTCGAATATTTCTTCATCAACGACAGTTTCAGGATGATAACTAATGGTTACCTTAAATATTTTTTTAGCATATTCCTGCCACCATTCCAGGCTACGACTGCCATTGGTATTAACATAAGCACACCAATTAGACTCTGCACAAAAATCAATGATTGTTTCTAGACTAGGGCTAATAGTGGGCTCGCCGCCATTTATGTATATATGAACACTGCGGCCCGCTAATTGATCCCTTAGCCTAGTTAAAAAATTTTTAATGATTGCAGGATCTTCTGTTTTGCTTCGTAATATATTTGTGCCGCGATGAAGGCTAGGATGGCAGTAACTACAGTGGTAAGTGCAAAGAGTGTTTAGCGTCCAGTCGATTGTGAATCTCTTCACATCGTTATATATTTTCATATGTTTACTAACCATGGGAAAGTTTCTTGCCAGTTAGTTCCTCGTCTACTGTCTAGTCTATCTAGTTCTTCTTTTAATTGTTGAATTTTTGCTGGGATAGCCGGACTGTTTTCTATTTCGTTAAAGATACCTTCAGCATACATGGAAGATATGTTATCGTGCTTATACATTTCTTTGTTTAAGTCTAGAATTTCTTTAATATATTCAGTGTATGTTCCTGTAGGCATGATGTGCGGATCGTATATAATAGGATCTATACATTTATTATAGTTAACGCTTATACTGCGTTTTTTATTCCATTCGATAACTTTTTTAATTAGCTCAGGTATATAAGGTATACTGAGAGAGCTTACTGTCCAGTTCATAGTTGGAATAATTTCTGAGCACTCATTGACAAGGTAATTCATATTTTCTTCGAAAGTTATCAAGTCCATGCCGTTTCGAATATATTCGCTAGCAGGACCCCAACAATCTATACTGGCTACAAATCTAACTTCTCTTACAGTTTTAGCCAGTTCTTTTAATTTATCCATGCCTCTTTTAAACAGCACAGGCTTGACTTGCATGTTGCTGTAGATTTCAATATCACATTCAGGATTAGGATGAGCAATCATCCAATCAACACAGTCCCATACTTCTGTTTGAATAAAAGGTTCGCCGCCTAATAGATCAAAGGCCTTAAGACTACTGTAGTTATTTTCCATCCACTTGAAGAATTTTTCTAATCTTGCCTTGTATACACTGTCTAATTCCCATGGATCAAATTCGTAACTTTTGCCCTGTTCATGCTGCCATTTTTCTTTTACCCATGCACTACTTAGATTAGGGCCGCAGTATAAACATTTTAGGTTACATTTATTATTAAAATGCACACTCAATTGAGTTGGCTTTACACGAGTAGCTGAAGGATTTTTATATAGCTCTATGGGAACATATCTTTTATTATCGGGTCTAGACAGATAGTTTAATCTGTCACTCATTCCGCCGGCCAATTCCTGATCCCTGCAATGCTCACAGCCCCGGCCATCGCTGGGCCATTCTCCCCTTAGCATCTTTTCTCTGTGCTCAACTACGGGTGCTGTATTATTAAAATCGTAGTCATCGGGAACGTCGGCATTTTGATTTCTGTGACAACTGCTGCTTTTATTTTCCCATAGGTAAAGACTTACTTGACTCCATTTTTGTAAACAGACTGTTTTACCTTCGGGCGGAAACCATTTTTCTATAGACACAATATTGTTCCTTACTTAAATTGTTCTGCAAATGCATCGTATTTAGTTCCGCAAGTTTTGGCGCAGACAGCCAGCTTGCCTTCTGCACAACTGGGCTTTGACCAACTGGACGGGATAATATCTTGAAAGAATTGTCCTTCGATAACTTTTTTTATACCGTGAGTTTTAATATCAAGTGTGTCTAAGCCTGCTTGGTCAATGGCAGACCAAATTTGGCCGCCACGCTCTTTCCAATACCAAATATACATTTGACCCGCAGTCCAGCAACAAGGCTGAAGGAATCCCTCAGCAGTAATATATATACTTTTTTCTTCAGACACCTTGCACTTAACAGGTACAGTATCCCAATACTTTTCCATATCTTTTTTCTTAGCAGGATCTAAATTAAACTTTTGATCACCTAATCGATCTTTTAAAGATTCCACAGTGGTCAATACATCCAGATTATTCATTTCTTGTTTATCTTTACTAAGATCTGCTAATTTTTTAATAGCCACATTGTGATATTCTGGATTAGAAGGCATGGCTAATAGAGTAGTAGCTACACCTTTTCTATTGCCGGCCTGATGTGCAGTTTTTACCTGACCTCTAACATTACTGAAGAATCTATTGCTTTTCTTTACATTAAATTTTTCAAAGCCCATTTTAGTTGCTAATGTTCTAGCTTCTTCTACTTGATGCTCGTTATGTGCGAACACAATAAAGTCCCAACGTGCTCTACCACCCGCATCAATAAATGCCTGTGCATTTTCCATTATCTTTTTCCATACTGTGCCTTGGCGATATAAGTGATTGGTATCTTCGAGACCGTCTAGACCAAATATAACATAACCTTTTTTTCCAATTACACCAGCAAGCTCCGCCCACCATTCGGGCTTTTTCATTGAGCCGTTGGTATGCATACTGAGATTAATTTTAGCGTTATGTTCTCTAAAGTAGGCAAATGCTTCCAGCGTGTCTTTGGCCACAGCAGGGTCGCCATAGTTGCCACACATATACAGTCTGTTCAACTGTTTAATAAAATCCAAGGGAAATATACGTTCTATATCGGAAATAGTGAGCTCGGCGCCGTGCAGATAAGGATTAACTTCACCGCCATTAAGATTACGACTGCACATGGGACAAGAAGCATTGCAGGCCTCTGTCATTTCTAAGTGAACAGTTTTGATTTCCTCATAGTGATACATTATTTTATTCCGTAGAGAGCATATCTTTTATACTTGGGAAAATTCATTTCGCCTCGATAAAGAACCTTAGACATAGGAAACTTAGCTAGGAACTCAGGAAATGTTGCAGACGCATTGATGTGCTCATCTATTTCGTCACTGTTGTTTTCAATGAATACTGTAGATCCTTCAGGCAATTTGTCAAACCATGTTGTATCCATGTGTTCTGAACTGGTGTTAATTATTAGTCCCGGCTCTAGCATTTTATTATAGAACGTTAGATTGCCTGCGAAATCAAAACATTCATTTATAGGCTTGTTTTCAACATAGGCACCTGGATTGATAATCTCAATTAGATCATTGTGTTCGACATCAGGGTCTATACTGAACAATTTACCGTAATTAAGGTCTTTAAGATATAAACTATGATGTGTTAGCCAGCCGCCGATCAATAATATATTATTAAAATTGGTGTTAAATTTTGTCAAAATTTCAGCCATCCATACTTTGCTAAGAACTTGACTCTTAGAAAATATTACTGGTAACTCACTACCGCGGCCAATTTCTACAATCTTAGATAACTTTTGTATAAATTCGTCTTCGGGCCAAATCGTTGTTAACGTCTGAATAATTTCTGCTGTAGTAACTTCGTCTTTGGAACAAACGTTCGTATAAAAATTTAAACGGTTTTCTCTAGATTGATCCGGATACTTATTGTAATCGTCTGATATGAGATTTTTAAGCGACCATGGTTTGGACTCATGATCAGTATATTTAAGATTAATTATATTGCGGATAAATGTCTTTTTATCTGCTTCTTGTATGAAATGAAAATATTTTTCTATTCCAAACAACCAAGTGATTTCATCTGTTTGCATCAATTCCTACCCATTTACAAAATTTATTAAACAACCAATCAAAGTCATTGACTAGTGTTAGGTCTGCGCCATTTGACCTTGCATATTGCTCACCCTGCCTTGCGCCTTGTATGGCAAAATATCCATACTGTGCTTCTATGCCTGCGTTTAACCACATATTAAGACGATCTAGACTTTCCCGGTCATTGTTGTTTTTATTAATACCTGCACTCAATTTGGCAGCTTCTCTAAAAGCTGTTCTCCAGGTTGCATAGGGACTATAATTAAATCTGTGTTCACTGGCCAAAATGTTTAGCTTGATATAGCCATCTGCTAAGGTTGTAGTCATATCTGGCCTGTCAAGACGTTCGGCACTGAAGCAGTCTTTACTAAACAATTTAATTCCTCCATGTCCGTAGACTAAACCATTGATAGGATTTTTTGCGCGAAATACTGCTACATATTTAGGCTTAAGATCAACTTGTTTGTCAAAGCTAAAGGTATCAACTATCCAACAATCTGCATCTACTACATAGAATCTGTCTGCGGTGCAACGCTCTGCTAGATGTTTATGGCTTTCAAAAATTGTGCCCACACTGGCCACTGCTTCGGCCCATGGCGCAAACTTTTGAAGACGCTGCCAATTTTCATTGAGGTTATCTTCATCTGTATATAAAAAATATACAGGCGTATTAGAATTTTGGAAGCGTGAATCCATATAAAGGCAGTGCGCTTTGATTTAATAATGCCGGCCATCCTTGACCTTTACTGGGACTGATGTGAACATGCTTAAACCATATACTCTGGTCAGCATCTAATTCTACTAGAGGTAATTCTAGTTCTGCTCGTAGTTCATTTAGTAATCTGTGATTGTGGCTTTCTAGATACTCACCGTGTGCCAATAACTGTGTTTGTTCTTCCCAAAACTTGCTGAACCAATCATAATCTGCAATTACAGTATGGTCAAAGTTTTCAATATATAACTTCCAAGCAGCAAGCCTAGCACCATAGATAACCCATGCACCGTTTTCCACATCACGGCCAACAGTTTGCCATATTAGCCAACGAGCATAGTTAGCAGGATACATCTTATGTGTAAAGTCTTCTATGGCAACTTTTTCTCCCTGGTCCAAGCCCATCTTAATACCTTCACGGAAGCCTGCACGAAAGGCTTGTTTAGGAGTGGCATTATTATGCACTACGCCATAGGTGTTGTTCATCTGCTTGTAGTTGTCAGGGTCCCAGCAAAAGTCTACATTATTGCGACCATCTTGCTTGTCAGCTGATTCATGACTACGCATATTCATCACATGTTCAGTAAACCACAACTTAACACCGCCATTGCCGTAGACCAAGCCATTGACCAAGTTACGACTACTCCAGCTCATTGTAGCACGAGCAACATCAGGTGTTAGTTCAATGCTGCGTGTCCATAAAGTCTTATCTACTCTACAGTCTGCATCTACTGTAAAAAATCTTGGCGCATCTGCTACTCTGGCCGCTTCTTTGTGTGCGGCATCAAATCCCTTGACTCCGTGAACACGTTTAATTTTTTCTTTATTAGGATGATTGTCTATCAAATACTGGTAGTTCTCATCTGCATTTGGTTCATCATAACTAAGAAAGACTACTGGAACATCCTTTAGTTTTAGCAAAGGAATTTCTGGTAATTTTTTCTTCAGTGTTTCAAGAACGTTATCACTGTTTATAGAATTTAGTAAACTCATTTTTCATCCATTCAAAATCGTTAATTAATTTTAAAGCTGCTAGATCACCCTTATGTTTTTTGCCATAGGCTTGCCCGGCTTTGGCGCCGGCTATAGCATGTGATCCAAAAGTTTTATCGGATCCTCGAGTAGTCCATGCTTTTAATCTCATTTTGGTTTCTTTTATATATCTGCTAATTTCATCAGCGTCATAATTTAATTTATGCTTGAGATCTTCATTAGTTAAATTTGTTGCAAGTTTGGCACATTCACGAAAGGCACTGCGCCAAGTTGTAAACTCGTCGTAGTTAAATTTAGTTATGTTGCTTACTTTGTCAAAACTTTTGATGCTCAAGCCAAACCCAGTGGTAAAATCAACAGTATCAGGATTCTTGGACAACAACTTGTCCTTGGGCAAAAGTTTTACTCCGCCGTGTCCATAAACTAAATCATTGATGGGATTAATACTGGACCACAGGCAAAGACATTCTGATTCGGGTATTCCCCACCACTTATTGTATTTGCTGGGCGTAAAATAAAAATCAAAATCGTCAACAATTACTGCATCGCTGTCTACTACATAAAAATTGTTAGTAAGACTACGACGAGCACATTCTTGGTGTGCTTGAGTAAATCCTGTAATGCCGTTGACGCGACGAGCATGAGGTGCTTTTTTTAACAGCAACTCATAATTCTCGTCGGCGTAGGGTTCGTTATAGCTTAAAAAGAATACGTCTAGCATTATATGAGTATTTAACTTTTTTACTCATGATAACACAGGCACGTTGTATTTGACATAGAAGTCGTGTGCATCTTTGGCATTATTAACCATTGGCATGCCTTTGATGTTTAAACTAGTATTCAGTAGCATAGGACAGCCAGTTTCTGCATACCAATCTTCAAGTAGTTTTCGGAAGCCAGGGCTGTCTGTTTTGCTAACTGTTTGGACTCGACTGGTTCCGTCGCCGTGTATAATAGCAGGAAATTCATCAGGCTTCGTACAACGAGCAACAAACTGCATATACGGACTGGCAGTTATTCCTGTGGGCATGTCAAAATATTCATGCACATGTTCTTCTAAGATTGCTGGCGCAAATGGTCTAAATTTTTGTCTACGCTTGATTGCATTGACAGTGTCTTTGATTTCCGGTCCTCTAGGATCTGCTAGCAGACTTCTGTGTCCCAGAGCACGTGGTCCAAATTCTGCACGGCCAGTTGCTACTCCAACAATTTTCTGAGTATTAAGAACATTTATTGTTTGCTCTACTGGATATTCTTCACCCATATCTGTTCCCAGATAGGCACCAGGCCAAGAAATTTGCTCACCAAAATAAGCGCAGACTGCACCTACACTAGAACCAGCGTCTCCTGGATTAGGCATAATCCACATACACTCCCAGTCTCCAGATATTGTGCTGTTGGCTACACAATTCAAAGCACAGCCGCCCATGAGCACAACATTCTTACTGGGCAGAGTTTTTCTTGCCCAGCGACTGATACCTTGTAATAATTCTTCGTAGATGGCCTGTGTGGCTGCTGCAATGTCAAAGGTATCCTGTTGACTTAGCAAATCCAAGCGCCAGTCTGGACATCCCTTGTGTAGATTACGTTTAAATTTAATCTCTGGACCATTGATCTTGGCAAAGAAGTCTTCGTAGATTGCTGCTTTATATTTGTTAGCATCACCATAGGCCGCCATACCCATTAGAATATATTCTTCTTCGTTGGGCTTTAGGCCGATGCGCTGTGTCATAGCGCTGAACCATAGGCCAACACTGTCGGGATAGTTCTGTGTATATACACGTTTAAGGTCGTTACCTTGACCTTGCCAGACTGTTAGTGTTTCAAACTCGCCGATACTGTCAATGACCACCACTGTTGCGTCTGCAAAGCCACTAGTATAGTAACCGGCGGCTGCATGACTCTTATGATGTTCTCCATAGAACACAGGAGCATTAATATTGTATCTAGCCAGATACGCATCTACATCATTCTCAGATGTTCTATCACCCTGGCCTGCATAGAACTGACGTGCAGTTTTCAGTTTGGGATTTTCATACCAAACCACAAGGTCTGGTTGGCCAAATGTATAGGCTTCTTCTAATATGCCAGAGCATAAGTCGCCGTCATTCTTAACGCCGCTGTAGCGTTCGCTGTGGGCTGCAAATTGTAATTGTTTATCATGCCAAACACTGACGGCAGCATCGTGACTGTTGGCACTAATTCCCCAAATGTTCATTTGTAGATAAAAGGATCTCTTTTGCGTAGTTCTTCTAGACGCAGTTTAAGTTGTTCTTCCCACTCTAATTCTTCTTTAGTTTTTTGTTTTTCTTCTACTACAGGTAGTTGTTCCTGTTCTTTTTTTGGCTCTGTGTTTTCCATAATAACTCCTTGCAGATTATTTATAAATTAATGTCTAACCATTCTTTAAGCAACCTAGCATATTCGATATGTGCAAAGTATCCCGGATGTCCGTCAACGACTGTAAAATTGGTTTCGTGTTTAATTTGGCATTTATTTTGCATACACCAATCAATTAAGTTTAAGCTGTTGTCTGCGGGACTGATAATATCGTTTTTGTCATAGTATTCAGAATAGTAGGACCTGTCGCCTTGCATAACTTTAATTGGGATTCCTGCACGTTTGCAAAAAGAATATAAGCCTGTTAGATTGCGCTGATTGGCTTTAAAGTGTTCTAGCCTATTATGAAAGGTGTTATAATAGTGTCTAAACTCTTCTTGTATGTTTTCCACGCCAGCTGGTTCGGGAAAGTAATTTGTAGTAGCATACTTGAATCCAGTGTCCTGATCATCATTCATTAGAAAATATTCTCGCCATGGATTGTAGTAAACGTCTGCTCTACTAGGGTCAGGCGTTTCTAATATAATAAAAAATTTATGACGATCCGTCCAGTTCTGTTCTATAAATTCATAGGTTTTTCGTATGGCTCTATCTAGTCCTCCGCCCTGCATAGCATGATTATGACAGGGTATGCCTATAAGCTCAGATAATCGTCTGCCCCAATTAACTTCATCGCAGCTGGTCCATTCTATACCATATCGCTCTTTATAGTAAGGCGCCATTAGTTCCCATGTCCAGGCACGTGTCTCGGGTCCTTCGAAGCCACCACCTTTAGTATGACTGCTGCCGTTGACGTAGAAAAATTCATAACCTTTGTATGTGTTCATATAGTTGTTTTGCAGTCTCTTCGTGAACGGATTCGCTAAAATGATAGCCGGGTAATCTTACCTGGTAATGTATTTGACGTGCTACTTGTTCCATGTCGACATGTGGTTTAAAATTTGCATAGTCACTTAGAGCACAAAGGTCTCTTTGTGTGCTGTATTCTGGTTCAACACGTATTACATCTACTATAGGAGCATTACCAGACACCCATAATAATTTAATTCCGTTGGCCTTGCAAAAATCCTGTATTGCTATAACACGCTGATAGAATCTTACCATCTTGTGATAGTTTTTTGTATAAACATAATGGAAACCCACAACTGTGTTCAATATTGAATCAGGGACAGAATTTCCAGGATGATACAATTCCCATAGCGGCGGCTCTGCGTTCTTAGAAGGCAGTTCCATTCTCAATGGTTCTGCTGTTCCAATGACTGCTACTATATTCTTTCTTGTTTTTTTAAATTCTATTAAATCTGATATAGTAGTTCTAACTATCCTGTCCATGCCGGCGCCTCCTATAGCATTGTTATAAAATTTTGCACTCAGAAGTTTGGCTAATTTAGTTGTAAAATTTCTTTGCTGCTCTTGATGTTTAATCTGCTGAATGAGTTTGTGTCGTGTATGCCACAAGTCTGTTTCTGGTTTATGTATGTTTTCAAACCACTTTCTAACGCTCTTGCGGGCAAGCCCATCAATTGATTCATTAAAATTATATGCACCAGGATAGTCAGGCAGTAGAAAGTCGCCTAGTTCACAACCTTCTACAAAACTATCTCCATTAGCATACAAAAATAAATCAGTTGACATAATACAATTCAGGATACTCTACAATAACATGAACCCCGCCTTGTTCATAGGCTGTTTTGTATGTGTCTAGAATATTGTCTTTGCTGGTGAGATTATGAAAGCTAATGTGTGGGCACATGCTTTTAAATTCTTCAAAGTAATTGCCCTTGTGCTGATGGCCAGGATCTAAGGGCTTGTCGCTGCCTTTGCCTAGTCGCACAATCAAGTTGGCTTTCTGACCTGTCATTAGTTCAAACTTGTCAACGTGATTGATTAGCTGATTAGCAGCGAGAATAATAAAGTCCCAGCGTGGATAAAAAGTAATAACTGTTTTACCAGTCATAGCCAGGCCTAGGCTCATGCCCATTTGTGTTTCTTCCATCACTGGCAGTTCGATCATTTTGTCTTTACTGACTCCGCTTAGTGTTGTGCTCATAGGATTACCTGCGTAGACAATCTGTTGTCCTATAAACACAGTATCATCTTTACTGCCAAGAAACGTCATGGCTTCTGTTAGTGCATCCTTGTAAGGTGTTAGTTGTGGTGCTGTCATTTTATTTCCTTTATATGTTCTGCTACTGCTCTGGCGATAACTCGATGGCATAGTTTAGAAGGATGATTATCAGTAGGAGGGACTTCAAAATTTTGATAATCAGTGTCTAAGGTCATACCGGGGTTGTCGTCTATTAATTTTTCTATGCTGTTATATGTAGTCTGCAAATAGTCAAATCTAATCATGCGTTCAGCAAGCCATTCGTCGTTGCCTATAAATCTGACTAGTTCTTCAGGCCAAGTCATGATTGCTGTCTTAATACCTAGGCTTTCGATATACATCAACAATGACTTATATCTATTAACATCTTCTTGATAGCACTCTTCGAAGTATTGATCAAGTGTTAAGTTCCTGCTCTTAAGATAATTATTAAAATTGTCTTTGTATTTGCTAAACCACTCCCATCTTTGTATAGGTCCAATCTCTTGTCCGTTTTCTACTATCGTGACATTGGTACGTGTCCAGTTAGTGCATTGTAGCACAAAATAACTGAAATCGCTAGGGTCATGTGCTTGAAACTCTAAACTTTCTTTGGTCTCCATGCCCAATCGAGTATTATGATCAGCTATGTTAAAAGCTATTTCTCCCCAATAATCTAGAATTTTATCCAGAGATCCGCCATTGGAATGATGCACCAATTCCCACGTACCGAAATGTTCGGCAACCAATCGTGGAAATCTAAGAGTGGCACTGTGCATTCTATGTGTAAAATCTACTAGGGTAGCATCATAAGAATTTAACTGTTGCTCCCTAATGCTGGGCAAATTACTGTAATACCAAAGGCCCTGTCCCCATGTAAAACTACAGCCAGCAAAGGCTATGCCTTTAGTAATTTTAGATTCTCTTAATTTCATATTTTCCGCCTAGGTCCAAAGTAGCAATTTTACTGAACAATTTAGTATCATCAATTCTAGATGTAATGATCGGAAATCTAATGTCAGTAAGATTATCAATGACTCCTGCGAAATATTTTTCTACATTAGTAACTTCCATATGGTATCTGTATATGTTATCATCATCTTCCATGTGATCCAATCTAATAATATCTATGTTTTTATCATTGAATAATTTTTTAACTGTTAAACTAAAAACACTTTGATCATGTCGATGTTTTGATCCGTTCGATATATATTCTGGATATTCGGAATTCAATGATGGATCAACATTAAGTAAATGATCAATTCTACTGGCCTTTACAAAATTATCAACTAACTCTATTGTATTTTTATTTTTTACTGCAATATAAAGGCCGCTGGCTATTTGCTGACTATCTACGTAGCTAGGATCATCACAACCCATTAAAATCAAAGTATCTCTCTTAGTATAATATTTCTCGGGCTCAGGACTTCCTTTAAAAAATACTGCACCTGTTTCGCTGGCTCGGGCAAGATCGATATATCGTTTAAATTCTTTTTCCCCTGCTTTATTTAAATAGCAGCCGGCATCCAAGTAGACCATAACGTCACCATCTTGCATTTTGTCCATGGTTATTTTTTGAATTTCAGATTTCCACCACCAAAACCCTGCGCCTGGGCCTTCTATAGAACGTCCAAATTGTCCTATATCCTCTTTTCCGTAGACATGAATATGATCAAACCATCCAGTTTCGTCGGCTTCTTTAGCTAGTCTCCAACGACTATATTCAAAGCGATGACTGCCATAGGTGCAAAGATGTATTTTACTCATTGTTATAATATGTTCTTAGATCTCATAAAAGGATATAAGACTTTATCACACCAATATTGTGCACCAGCTGTGCCAGGATGAAATCCATCTTTCCTGAAATAATCAGTATCTCCTGTTAGACGTATTCTTTCTGGATGACCTATTTCATAAACTTTGTGTCGAGGTATGTTTAGTAGTTCATGCACAGTTTCAAACATGCCTTCTGTTATGGTGTTGTCCCAATCAAATTGATTGTAAAGATAATTTATAATTTGATGTTCCTTATGCTGTCCAATATCTTGATACACATGGTCCATAAAAAATTGATTGATCATCTTAATGCCGTTTAGTTTACAAAAGTTCTGCAAGAAAATCATATTCTCTAGGCTAGCATGAACTTTACCTACTCCGCCACCATGCCATCCATCTAACATATAATGCTGTTGAACAAAGGCCATTTGACAGTCACTACCGTTAACAGTAGAATACCAACCACCTTCAGGATTATAAGGAAATCGATCGCCACTTTTTGTGGTAAAATGATCAGGGTTATCTCCTACATGATTTTTTAAATCTAAAAACATAGGATCCATGCCGCCCTGATAATGAATCATGTTTTTTGTAATTTCTTGTATTACCGACGGATTATCGATGTACCACGACTTCCTATAGGTGCCGCTCCACATTACTACAACAACAATATCCTGCGCAGGTATACCTTGTTGCAACAGCTCTGTGGCCGTAAGAGTAACTTTTTTCTGTATCATCTCTTGGCCATGACCGTTGTGGCCAACATGTAAGGCTGTTAACTCCGGATGCTGTTCTTTTAGTTTCTTTTCTAGTATTTCAATCCAGCCATCTGGGGCACCAAGATGTGTCCAGTGATGACTAAAGCTACAACCACTTGTAATCAAATATTTCATTTGTATCCTTGTGCTGTTAACAATTCAATGATATTATCGGCCACTACGCTGTGCATCTTTAAACTAGGATGATGATCTTTTGGTGTGTCTTTAAAGCTAGCAACATCAGTTTTAATAATCATTTCACTATGTGCTTTCATTAATGCTTCCATAGAATTAAATGTTCGTCCTTCGTATTTTAAACGCAATAGCCTTTCATTTAGCCAAGGATCACTTTCAATCCTGCTTATATATTCGTCACCTACCGCTTCATGATTGTATACTTCAGGCCATAGTATTAGAACAGGTTGAACTCCGTGACTTTCAAATTCTTGTAAGAATGCCTTGACGCGGGCTATATTTTCATTTATATATTTGTTAAGCCATACGTCCCAGGTTAAATTTTGCATCTTTAACCATCGACCAAAACGTTCGGGCCATTCTTCGCAGCCTGGTCCCCCCAGCACAATATTCATAGGCACATCATACCGGTGGCCATCTATCTCAATTACAATATTATCTCTATGCCACTGTGTTAGTTGAAAAAACACATGACTGAATTCACTGTAATCATATTCCTTAATAGTATGATCTGGACCTGATGGCATTTCGTTGAAAGAACTGCGCCACCAACGGATAGCACTTAGATTTGAGCCACCGTTAAACGGATGCACCACTTCCCATGTTTTAAAATGCTGTGCCACTAATCTAGGAAAACGAACTGTTTCCATGAATCTTTTGTGGGCAGCGGTAACCAACGCCGGATCATAACAATCCGGTGGCGGTTCACGTAATGTAGGAAGATTGCTATAATAGTAAAGGCCTTGTCCCCAAGTAAAACTACAGCCAGCAAATAGTAGTCCTTTGACTACTCGTGCATCATCTAACGCTATCATTTTATTTCTGTCCTGTATCCTTGGGCCAACTAATTTCCCAGTCTTTAAAGTCTGCTGCTAGACAATCTACTTTATAGTCTTTACGGCCTCCCACACACTCCTGAATAACATTCTTAGAGGTGTTGCGTATGCCATTGAGACCGTGTGTTAGTTCAAGATTGTTACCATCTTTGATGCCACGACGATAGTTGCTTTCGTTATGCCAAATGTGTAGGTTCATTTGACTGACCACAACGATGGCTCTGATAACGTCAGCAGTTAGCTTAACATCTTTGTCATCTAGAATCAACTGAATGTCATGAACAATGTCAGCGATTTCCTGTGCATATTCTTGTTTAAATTCTGGAATGAATACCTCTTTAAGCTGCACAATGCTTAAACGGTCAACTAAATCGCCTAGTGTATGCAAGTATTTTCTCTCAGTCATAGATTTGTAAAATTCCTGTTATTGTGAGGAATGGCCATTTGATAAGCGCTGATCAGCTGCTTAATACCGTAGTCTAAATCAAACATAGGTTGCCATCCTAAACTTTCTAACTTAGCGTTAGAAACTATGTAATTGCGCTTGTCAAAATCTTGTTTAAATTCATCCTGCTTGATGACCAGTGTTGGAATATGTTCTTTAACTTTTTCAGCTAGTTCTAGCTTACTCAAATTAGCACTGCTTAGGCCGACATTGTATACTTGTCCGCGGCAGATTGTATAGTTGTCAATCATAAATTCAAAAGTTCTAGCAATATCTTGAACGTGAATATAATTGCGTTTGAAATGTGCTTCAAACAATACCAAGTATCCGTCTACAACTGACTTATATACAAAGTCATTGACTAAAAGATCTTGACGCATACGAGGGCTTACGCCAAACACTGTTGCTAATCGTAGTATGATGCCATTGCCTTTTTTCAAAACATAATCTTCAGCATCGCATTTGGTCTGAGCATATAGACTTAAAGGCTTAAACGGGCTGTCTTCTGTGATGACGTTTTCACTACTGCCATATTGACTGTTTGTATTGGGCAGTATTAATTTTTGATCATCTCGCAGGATGTCTACAATATTTTTAATCTGTTCGTAGTTTACCTGAACTGTTAACTCAGGATTGGCCTTACAGGCTGGCATGCCAACAATGGCAGCTAATGGAATAACTACATCGGCTAGCTTGACCTGCTCTTGTAGAAGTTTAAGATCCCTGACATCGCCTAGAATAAAATTAAATTTTGGCTGCTTAAAAAGATGTAGCAGGCTTAACTGCTTATACATCAAATTATCAAGAACAGTTACACTGTGTCCGCGATCCAGCAGATGTTCTGCCAGTGTGGATCCTAAGTAACCTGCTCCACCAGTAATTAAAACCTTCATTATTTTTTCACCTTTAAATGTATTGTTTGACCGCCATATGCAGCATGGACGTTATCATAACGCTTAACACATTCTAATCCATGCTTTGCAGCCATTTCTATTAGTATCGTTACCGGAGCAGCCTCGGATAATAAAATATCTGCATCTGGTGCTAGTCTTGGAACTATGTTGGCGAAGAATTCTTCGTGTATTTTAAATTGATCATCTACCCCTAGTCTTAAACCATTATTATAATTATCCCAGTTATCTTTAAAATCTGTTCGATCTAAATACATAGACTTGTCCCAACCATTAATGTCTGGATTGTGCGGGGGATTGGATACGACTAAATCTATAAGTGGCACAGTGAGTAAATTCTTTACTGCTGAGCTTACATAACCAAATACTCGATCTTGAACATTATTATTCTGTGCATTACGTAGGCATGATTCGATGGCTGGCTCAAACATATCTACAAAGTGTATATTTACACAGAGATTTTTAGTTAGTAGTTCGTAACCAATTGCTCCATGGCCTGCACACCATTCCATAGCGTGTTGGTAGCGTTTACCTAGTCCGTTTATAATTTCAACAAAGTCATGGCGAGCAGAGTTTCCGCCGCCATCTAGTTTGACATTATATCTAAGAAGAAACCCCGAATCAAATTCTAAGGTCTCTTCGTTCGAACTGCTATCCCAACTCATTTATTAAATTCTTCTTTGTTAGCCAGATACCAGTCGTAGGTCTTCTTTAGTCCTTCGTCTAGACTAACCTTTGGAGACCATCCCAGCATTGACATAATCTTTGTGCTGTCAATTTTACGCACAGGAATCATACTAGGTTTGCCGCTGACATATTCAACAGGATTAGTATTACTAACAATGGCCTTCATTCTGTCAAGAACTTCGTTGACGCTATAAACAGTATTTGAACCAATGTTAAACGTGTCGTGTGTTTCTTGTTTTTCCATTACAATCTGCAGAGCTTCGATAAAGTCATCAATATACAATAGGTCGCGTAGTTCACTGCCATCGCCCCAAACTGGGATAGGATTTAGATTGTCAGCAACTTTACGAATTGTTGCAGGTGTGACATGACACTTACCAAAGTCAAACTTGTCGTGCGGTCCATACAAGTTAGCAGGACGAATAACAACAGTCAACATTTTGTTAGGCAGATATTTAGAATATAACTCACACTGAACTTCTGCATAACGCTTCATCCAGCCTACAGGAAAGTAAACTGGATATGGTTCGTCAAACAAGAAGTCTGTTTCACGAACTGGTTCGTCGCCTTTTGGTGGGTAAACCGTGTTGCTACTGATAAAGATATACTTCTTTACATTGTTACGATATGCGCCATCGATTAGGAAGTTATTCATAGCCACATTAGGTGTAACATGTGCTAAAGGAGATTGCACAGTGTCTACAGCATTACTGGTGCTGGCGGCGGCATGAAATACAACATCGCAGTCCTTACTGACATTAAGGCATTCCTGATAGTCCATCAAGTTGCCACTGACATACTCAACTGAGTCATGCTTTACTCTGGGTTGTCTGGTGTGTAAATGAACTCGAATATTTTTATATCCTTGCTCAACTAATCTATTTGTCAGATTCTGTCCGACCAGGCCAGATCCGCCTGTAATTAAAATACGAGAATTTTTGTCCATTGGAGCTCCATTAAGTTTACAATATTTACTGATGCTGTTCAGGATAATGAATTAGTATAGGCCTACAAATGATTGTAGAGCAAATCTTGTGAAGTTATCATTTACTCGTTCAATGGCATGTCCAATATTCCATCGAGTAAAATCCAAGACAGCATAATTTCCATAGACGGGCTTTACTTTGGTTTCTATGTGCTTGTCAGATATTCTCAACTCGCCACCAGACTCTGGTTTATGATCAGCAGGATCGGCAAAGTAAACAATAATAACAAAAGCTCTGCCAGGATTGATGCCGTCGAAATGAAGTTCTGAAAAATCGCCTTCTTTGTAAATGCTGTATTGAGATGCACATTTAAGCTGTTCTTTTTTTCCGTAATATTCAGGGTAAACTTTTTCTCCAAAAGATGCAAACAGATTATCAAAGAATGCATCTACTTTATAGTAGTCGGAAGCTAATTTTGGATCGATTGCATTATAAAGTTCAAGCCCCATTCGATACCACTGCTGTGTGGTTCTGGTCTTGTTGCCGTTAGCAATTAAATGTTCGACAAATTGTTTTCTTCTGTCGACGTCATGATAACTGACTTCTTGCGTAGATTCTTCTAGGGGTATAACTTGCCCAGAATTTAATACAGCCGAGTCATTTTGACCAATATAATTATGTCTGTATACATAGACGGTGTCCATGTATTTCTGTGAAGCAATGATAATATTTGCATGTTTACGCAGTTCTGCAGGATCAATGTTTAAGGGATCGCTGTAAAAATCATCAAAGGTTCCAACGTAATAACCTAAATCTATTAATTGGCTGTGAATTTTTTTGAAGTCAACTGTCATCGTAAATAAAGATATACTACCTAGTAAAATGCTAAAGTAGTATATTTAATTATCTTAAAAAGCCAAATTATAAATTATTGCTTTTGACTATGGTAATAGTTTAACGTTTTTGCTATGCCTTCTTTCAGCGTAGTTCTAGGCAGAATATCATATTTTATTTGCTTCTCAGGATCAAGTCTACGAATCATGTCGCCATTAGGCTTTGATGTGTCCCAGACAATCTTTTTAGTTTTGCCTGTGATTGTTTGATATTCAGCAACAATAGTTTCAATCGTGTCTTTGATGCTGGTGGCTGTTGCACTACCGAAGTTGATGATGTCATTTACTTCTTTCTTAACAGCATCAATGGCTGCTTGTGCAACATCTTCGCTGAACACAAAGTCGCGCTTGGGACTTCCATCGCCCCAGCAGATAATTTCGTCGCCGTCTACGTTAAATATTTTCCATGTATTAGAACCAATTACTGTTGCTTCTGGACTGAAGTTATCATACAAGCCGTAGATATTTGCAGGACGAATAACTGTCCAATTCTTCCATCCGTATTGAATACCTAAGGCTTCTAGGCTTAGTTCTCCTACACGTTTGGTCCAACCAGGATACCAGTCATTTTTGCCAGGCATAGTTGACCATACATCATCTTCGCGCATAACATCGCTAGGGCTGTAAACTCCTACGCTACTCATATAAACAAACCAACCCACCTTAGCATCGTGTGCTGCTTTGATAATATTGGTGTTAAACATTAACATGGGAAATAGATAGTCTGCTGGACAGTTTGCGGCTCGAGCCGGACTACCTTTAACGCCGGCAATGTGAAGGACAATGTCAATGGTTCTATTTTTAAAAAGACCTTCACACTGATCTAAATAGGTTAAGTCGACTTTTTCCAAAGAAACTCTATCACCGAATTTAGATTTAAGTTCTTCTAATTTATCGCCGATGCGAATGTCTACTGCAATTACTTGTGCCGCGCCTTCTAGTAGACATTTTTCTACAGTGGGGATACCAACTAGTCCGTTTGCGCCTGTAATTAATACTGTTTTGTTGTTAATGTTCATAATAGTTTAAAATTTGGTGGCAATTGAATATACCATACTGTTTGTTCAATGATTGCCTTTACTCCGATAAGTTCCTCGAGGAACTTAACATTGAATATTACATCAGGCCATTCCTGATAATAATCGTGTCCTGCTAATAGTCCACCTGGCTTTAAATGTGGTAAGAAATGCAATAGCACTTGTAAATCATTGGGATTCATATGCAATGCATCTAAGAAAAATAAATCAATTTTCCTATTATCAGTATACTTGCTTACCTCTGGACAATAGCCTTCTACAGGTATTATATTTTTATAACCTGCTGTATTGTTTAAAAACTCTTGTTTAGTATTTAATGGCTGGCCTTGATGAATATCATCTTCTGGAAATCTATCATATGCATAAATTGTAGTAGATGGATCAGTGTTTCTTGCCCAACATACTGCGCTTCTGCCACAGAAACTACCAACCTCAACTATAACTCCATTTTTTTCAGGGACAAACAGTTTAGCCAGTCTGACTAAAATTTGTAATTCTTTTTCAGGCATAAAGCCTAATATATCCAAATTATAAGACATTATCTTAACTTATCCAATTCTTTTAATGGATTAAACTCTAAGTATGTGCTAACTAGTTGCTGATTATGAATTAGTTTTTCTGCAACACTGTAGTATAATTTATGTATGTCAGTCATACTCATATTTTTAAGTTTAACTACTTCTGCTTTGGCCATGTTAAATCTTTTAATAGGATTTAATTCGTTATCATAGCTTTCGTCAATTATATCTTCAAAGGTTTGAAACCCGAGTTCTTTTAACTTGGCTAATGCGTTGTATCCACCAAAATAGACAAAAGGTTGAAGATTTAAAATCGGACGCCATGTTTTCTCGCTGATAAAACAACTTGGTTCTTCGCCCATTCTTGTTTCGGCCACTATATGAAAATATGTATCGTCATACAAATCTTTTCGGTTATTATCTACTGTAGAAAAACTCTGCTTTTGTTCATTGGTTAAATGTTGTGTGTCTATTTCATATGGAACTAGCTGCCGAATAAGATCTACATAGTATTTTAAATCGTCACCGGGTTCCATATATGGCTCTAAGAATTCTTCCATGTGCTCAATTGTAAGATTAGTAACAAAACTAAAAATACTATCTTCGAGTAAATTATGTTTTAGTGCCATATGAGCCATAGCCATTCTATAGGGCCTATTCATTGATCTATTAAAGCATAAAAATCTTTTAGTTCTCTTTTTGTCTACATGTAAGTCGTCTGGTCTTACGACATCGCTATGATAATTTAATGAAGTGAGACATGGATATCTGTAATAATTTTCTGCTGCCTGTGCAAGACTCAAAATACCGTCTATATATTTCGACTTAGACTTCCTGTCAGGCTTAAAGGCATTAGGAGGAATATGTCCACTTAACCAAACAATTTGTTCAGTAGGAATTCCTAAACGTTCTAAGCGTTCGTCAACGATGTCGTAATACATTGTAGATTCAGCAGGATCTACAATGTTTGTAATAACAATATGTAATTTTCCGGTTTTTGCTAAATTAACAATGTCAGGTGTAAACGTTTCTTCTAATTTGTAGATGTAACTATTACCTAAATGATCTTTTATCAGCAAATTGTCTTCGGCTATGTATTTTAAATTTCCCCATTCGATTTCTATAGGAAACAAGTATATATCGTCGCTGTTGGCTGCAATTCCTTCCCTGGCTTGTTCTATAGAAATACAGTCGGTCTGCATACTGTTGTTCTTTATAAAATAACCAAAGAAATTGCTGTGCCTAAATAAATTATTACTGCCCGGTCGTTGATAGCTTCCGTCCACTTCAGGTACGTTGAATCTAAATTGGCCCAGCACTAATACTTCTCCGCGTTCACGAAGCAGTTGGTGTAAAAAGTTATACCATGAGTAGTGATTAGCATTGGGCATAGGACACTTAATATGTTCATACTGCCCAAAATGGCTATACACTAATTTAAAACGCGATCCATTTTCCTGAGCCATAATGCGGATACTTTGATTTGTAGTTATAGTGAATTACATCACTGGGAATATCTCTCTTTTTATTCCATGTAGCTTCTGTGGGAGTGTATGTAGAAATGCCATTGTCTTCTACAACAAAATGCAGTGGTAAATCAAAATTTCTAGCATACTTATGAACTTCATAAAAGATGCCTGTTTCGAAACTCATATCTCCAACAAATACCCATACCTTGTCTTTGCTGCCTGACAATTTTAATCCCTGGGCTACTCCTAGTGCAATTGGCAGCGTAGCTGTTACGATGGCACTACTGTAGAATTTTTGCTCCATGCCGCAGATTGTAATACTTTTGCCGGCTAAAATCATATCTTCCAACCATTTTAGGTCCACACCTTTTAACATTGCATGATAATGACTGCGCCATGTGCTAAAGACCCAATCAGTCGGTCTAATACGTTTAAAGACTTCAATTAGTTGCTCTTCATTACCATTACTAAGATGCACCGGGCCTCGGATCTTAGCGTCCTCCCAATGTCTAACAATGAGCTCCTCGAAGTCGAGCAGATCTTCTTTAGTATATGGTGCGTCTCTAACAACTTCATATTGTTCTAAGTTTTTAATCATGTGTTTCCTTGTTGACTTATATTTAGTGACCTGTTACCTATCTCTTGCTTGCAGTATGGGTTTATCGGTGGGCCATTCTATTCTAAAATCAGGATCATTCCACCTAACAACACCTTGACTGTTTTCGTCTACATAATCTCCTTCGTAGAAAAGATTATAATGAAAAACACAATCGGTGAGTGCAAAATGCCCGTTAGCAAATCCCGGTGGTACCAATACTTGATCACGTGTGCGTTCGCTAATTATATAGCTTTCCCATTTGCCATAAGTTACACTTTCTGGTCTTACATCCAATACCACAAGGTAAATATCTCCTACCAAAGCCTGCACTAATTTCCAAGTCTTAGTATCATAGTGTAATCCACGTAACACTCCTTGATAACTTTTACTAAAACGTCCGTGTATATTAACGTCTTTGGGCAGCAGATTCATCACAGGATGCGATTGGCTATGGAACGTAGTAAATATTTCTCCACGAAATTCTCTATATACACTAGGACTGTATACAGGAACTTCTGCTCCAAATTTATTAAAATAGCCAACCTCAAATTGATCCCATCCTTTTGTTTTATATGTCATTATGATATCCTCGAATGCAAATATTCTATAAACTTACGACCTTTAACGTCATTGTTATGATACTGTAAGAAATGATTATGGTTATGAACTAACACATCTTCTAATTGCCAATATAAGTTATGTAGTTGATTAATGTCCATGGCAGCTAACCGCTCTACTTCTTTGATTATCATCGCGATGCGTTTGGTAGTGTCAGGTTCAACATCATAACTTTCATCTATTACAGAACTAAATGTTCTAAACCCCAATTCACGCAATAAGGCCAGAGCCCCCGGATAAGCAACCATGAAGAATGGTTGCATATTGACGATCGGCTTGAATACTTTTTCAGTTAGGCTTCGGAACGGCCCTTCTGTATATGTTTCTGTGCAGATATAAAAATAACTGTTCATATATGCATCAGGATTATTATCACTCCACGGCCCGTAGTCTGTATAATTTCTATCTGACTCTGTGGTCAATGTTTTAGGTAGTTGTCCGCAAATTTCTCGTAGTTTGGTTCTGTTGTAAATTGTGTTGTATTTTTCTTCTAACTGCATGAGAATATGTTCTTCTAGTTGAAATGGCGTTAAGCAGCTCCAGTCGGATTTGTCTAAGACACCTGCACTTGCAAGTCCGAACAACATAGCAACACGATGATCGCGCGGGCGGCGGACAGGAAATAAGAAGTGGTGCTGTCTTTTTACATTACGCAAGTTATTGAACTGCTCCATACTAATTCGCTGTTGCGGGAAAACATTGTAGTGATATGATACATTAGCAGCTACAAATGGCCAGCTGTGCATTTCAAATCTTTTGCCTGAATCAGGAAACCATTGATCGTAAACGTGTTCTGCATTAAAACTGTTGATGGCAAAAATAATATTACCACCCGGAATGCCTGCTTTCTCTAGACAATTATGAAAGGCCTCGATAGTGCCTTTGTGCAAATAATTTTCTTGTCCGTAATCTAATAAGATGATAGCACGGCCTTCTTGTGCATCTTTAAGAGCCTCGGCGCTCATATTTTTCCAAAAGTATTCACCGTTGATTTTTTGGCCGGCGTGGCCATTGCCTACAAAGGCATCTATATAAGCATTAATCCGGATAGGGTAGATATATTTGTTATACTTACGTTTACCGTAGTAAAGACTATCTTCTTCGCAGGTCAAATAATCATTATAGCAGTGAGAAAATATATTGCTATTGCCTACACTGTTAGGGTGCAACCCTAGAGCATTGTCAAACATATAGCCCGCTAGTGTTTGATCAGTATATCCAAACTGTGCTTCTAGAAAGTCTGTGGTCTTATGTCTATTGGTATACTGAGTGTGCATGTAGGTCATCAAAGCAAACTCATGACTCAATGCATTAGGTAGCACCAAGTTGGCAAATACATAATCATATAGGAATGGTATTTTATACATCACTTATTCTTTTTTCTAAATAGGCTATGAGATCTAAATTATAACGATCTGTTTTATGGAAGTTCATGAAAGTTTTATGGTTATGAACTAATGTATCTTGTTGCTGCCAATACCAGTCATGTATTTGATCCTTAGACATCTTTGCAAGTTTTTCAATTTCTTTATAGGCCATGGACAAACGTCTAACGGGGTCGGGTTCGAGATCATAGCTCTCATCAATAAATCCATTAAAAGTTTTAAAGCCTAATTCTTTTAGCAATTTAAGGGCTCCGCAAAAACTTATCAAGACGAATGGTTGAAAATTCATCAATGGCTTGCAAACTTTTTCTGTAAAAGATTTATAGCTGCCTTCCATATATGTTTCTGTTGTTATATCAAAATAGCTAGTTAAGCTGTGTGTAGACTTTATATCGCCCCAACCAGATACGTTATAAAAAGACGAATCTGGTTCGCTTTTTAATCTATGCGGAAATTTCCAGTGTAATTCCTGAACTTTAGCCGTATCATAGCCTAGCATAAATTCATTAGCCATGTTAAAACCATTGTGTTCAGTCAAGCCACCATCTAACATGCTCCAATCACCGCGGTCTAACAAATTTTCGCTAGCTAGTTTATATAGCAGGGCTATTCTATATGATCGTGTTCGACGTATTCTCAATAAGAAATGATGATCCCGTTTAACATTTTTAGATTCCAAAAATTGTTTTTCTGATACTATATATTGAAGATGTTTGTTAAACCACCAAGAATTATGAAACATCAGAAACGGCCAATTTTTTACAGTTAGCCGGCGTTGTTCAGGAGCAAATATCCTTTCGTATTCTTCTTGAAGATTAAAGCCGTTATGTGCTAATATGACATTTTCTGCAGGAAGGTTTGCTTCGGCAATAAGGTCATTGAATCTAGTTAACTGAGCGAAGTTTAAATAATTTTCCTGAGCCCAATCTAAGAATAAAATAGCATCGCCATTACGAATATCAGTTAGTGCTTGCTCGCTGATATTTTTCCAAAATCCGTCTCCAAGAATTTTTTGTCCTGGCCAAGTCATACCAAGGAAATCGTTAATATGTGGACTGACTTTGATGGGGTAGATATATTTTTTATGTCGCCATCTGCCAAGATGAACACTTTCTTCAGTGATGTCAATCAGGTCATTATAACATTCATATTTAAAATGCGGGCCACCGTGTCTTATACTGTTGGGCCAATGCCCTAGGTGTTCTCCGAAAATTTGAGTTATAAGACTTCCTGGCTGTCCTACGTCTCTTTCGAGAAATGCGTCGCCTCCGCCAGTGTTATTATATTGAGAATGAATGTAGTTGATAATTGCCATTTCTTTGTTAAGACCATTTGGCAATATAAAATTAGGAAAAACGTAATCGTAGTAAAAGTATAGCTTATGTTTGTTTGACATACCTAGGATGACCTTTTACTCTGTTCAGGATATCATAATCTGTTCTGTATACTCTTAGAAAATTTTCTCTGAAGTTTTCTACATATTCTTTTCTAGTAGGTGTGGTATTAATAGCATATTCATTTTCTTGACAAACACGCTGAACAAGATCGGTATTATATTCTGGAAAATATATTTCTAAAAAACGGCGACTAACATTGATAGGAGGATGACCGTCAAGCCACGGGTGATAATATTCTCCGCGATTTCTCATATAGTCCATGAGATAATCATCCACTGATTCTTTAGTATCACAGAGAGAATAAAATTCTGTTACCATTTCTGTTGTTTGTTCGTCAAGAGTTACTCTTTGTAAAAATTCTGGATCTTGGTGCTTATTGTGGACTGCCTTATAAATTTTGTGTTTTATACCCATTGATGTTAATAACAGTTTAATAGTTTTTAATGCAGACAGTGACCTGTATACAGAATATCTATAGCTATCAAATTCTCTAGCCCACAGTCTAGCCTTAGGCGGATGCTGATCAAACTCTGGAAATATGTCTCCATGTTTCCTCCATTCAAATGTTTCATTGAAGGTAGGACCTTCCTGTGCAAAAGAAAATCTACCAAATCCTGTTGTTCCTATGGTTATATAATCAGTTGCAGGATTTAACTGATATAACTTGCATCAGCATAAACTGATGACACCCGCCGGCGCTGGAAAAATTATAATATTTGTCAAAGTTTACTCCGATTAAGTCCGGTAACATAGGCCAATCGTAGTCAGAGTAACTACAACCAAAAGCAAAATATCTTTTCATTTATTTGTCGTAGAGTGGTTTATTCTCTTCCCACTGATATACACCCTCTTCAAAGTGCTGTATTTTTCCTTTAATAATATGCTGAGAGATTGGATACTCTTTGGTCAATTGAATGTTATTGTACCAGTCGGCAAGTCTAGGAAAGGTAGCGCAAAAATCTTTTCCTCTTCGACGATCATATTGAGTGAAGAAACTCTTAAAGTCGTGATACAAAGAATCTTTGTCGTTAGTAGTATGAACGTGACCTTTATTCACTACTTCAATATAATCTAACAAACGCTGGATTTGTGCTTTTTCGCCATCACCGTATAGGTTACTGTTACGGTTTTTATCAAACCAGGCTTGTAGTTTGGCATGTAATTCTTGTTTAATGTCATCGGGTAAAGCTAATGGACTCATAAAGCCAGGCCAACGCAGGATGTTAAAATCTACGTTTGGTCTGTAAGGAGCATACTTGGCTTTGAGCTCGCTCATATCATCAAGGAATTCAGTAATGCTAAACAAGCAAAGACTATTAATAGTCATCATGATAGTAACGGCACGGAAGTTGGCATTTTCGATGAACTTAACTAAGTTGGCTCGCCATTCATTATACTTTAGGCCATCTCTAATATATTCTGCATGTGCGCCAAAACTTTCATTACTGGTATATAAGTCAAACTCTTTAATAGGCAATAGATGCGTTGCTTCGATAAGACGTTCAATGCCTTTGTCGCTGCCCAAATTACTATTAACTGCAAAACGCATATTAGGCGCAGGATTCTTTTTCATAATCTCAACAAAGCGCCAGAAGTTTTGACTGACTGTGGACTCTCCTCCGGTGATACGCAGCTCGTCCAGGGTATCTGTTAATTCAGGATACCACTGTAAAAATGCTTCTACATAAGGGTTAGTGTCTAAATGACGTCCATGTTCTTCGGCCCACGATCCGTCACTTTGATAAGCTCCGCCGCCGCCGCCTGGTGCAAAGTTCTGATAAGGACCGTTTTTGTCTATGTCCTCTTGCCAACTAGTGCTGTAACTTGCGTTACAGTAACTACAACCAAAATTACACTGACGGTCGAAACTTACTTCCAGAGTCTTAAGTCCTACATCAGCATCCCATGGTAAGTTTTTCAGTTTAGCAATGTCTGCTTCACTATAGATCTGACTCTTATAAATTCTATCACTGACATTATTGCGACCGATGCCTTCAATTTTCCAGCAGTAGCTACATTCGGCTGGTGCTACACCCTCCAACATCATCTTACGCATACGCTTTTTATGGTCTGTGTTATGCAGAGCGTTTGGTTTAATTTTAATCTGTTCAATATCTACTGGATGTGGTAAAGGCAAATGACAACTACCGGTATAACCGTGGCCCAAATGAATGCTGGCATTATACCATTTAGCAGCGCAGAATGATCTGCTAATGCTGTTAAGATTTTTATCGCGCCACTGTATTAATTTTTCACTCATTTTTTAAATTCGCCTTCGTTAAATCGTTTTGAATATTCTTTGCACTCGTTATAGAAGTCACCATACTCAGGGAATACTTCTACAAAATTAGTGCCTTTGCGTTCGTCATATTGATATATGTATTCAGCAAACTCGCCTCTGAGTTTTGCTAAACGCGGTTTGTCTTCACCTACTTTGATCATCTCTTCTCGTATAGTGTAGTAGAGACGTTCGAATCTATTTACTTCGTAATCAAAGAATCCTTTGCCACAAAGAGGTGGCCAGAACATTTGATGTATATTTCTAAACATGTGTGTGACAGCATCTTCAACGTAAGGTAAGTGTTTATTAAAATCACCTACCCAGGCTGCTAAAAATTCGGGCCAACGTATATATGGAACGTCTAGGCCCACTGGATTTTTACGATGTGGTTGCACCGTATATTTCCATTTCATATCAATGACATCGTCCATCATTAATTTAAAGCTAGGTAAACTTAAAAAGTTGTATGCTGCCATGATTGTTAATTTGCTATCGGGAATTTCTGCCAATACTCTATGACAATTTGCCAGCCACTGCTGATAGTCTAGGCCGTAACGTATATACTCTGCATGTGCGCCATGTGCTTCATTACTAGTGTATACTTTGAAATCTTTAACAGCATTTTTTTCTTTAATAATCTGCATTTTTTCAATGAACCTATTAAAGATTTCTTTTGGTACACATAAATTAGAGTTGATGTTAAACTCCATCTGCGGCTGTGGATTATCGATCAGATAATCCAATACACGGAATACCTGTTTACTTAATAATGGTTCACCACCGGTAATTCTAAATATTTCAATATCTTTAACAGCATCAGGCCACCATTGCCAGAAAGCATCTATATAAGGATTTGGCTTGGTGATGGGCATAGGTAACTGCCCTGTGCTTTCAAGCCAACCAAGGTCATATAATCCACCGTCGCCCAATTTATAAGCACCGTGCTGTTCAATCTCTTGACGCCATGTTGTGCTGAAACTAGGGCCGCAATATGCACACTTAAGATTACATGTAGTATCGAAACTGACTTCCATATAACGAGGATTTACGTTAGCAGTCCATGGTGTTTCTTTTAAAGACTGAATATGCGGTAAGGCCCAGGATTCAGAGCTCTTAGTTATACGGTCGCTAAAAACATTATTTTCTGTTTCACTGATGTGTGCATCTTCTACTCGCCAGCAATAGTCGCACTCCTTGGGTCTTTGTCCGTTGAGCATAAGATTGCGCTGTGACTTTTTAAAATTAGTATTATGTAATGCACTAGGGTTGCTGGCAATTTCACTCAATGGGATTTTGTGTGGCGCTGGATGGTGACAGCTATGCGTCATGCCTGTGCCTAAATGCACAGTAACTTGATTCCATTTAGCCGCACACATGCTAGAGCTAACTTTATCTAGCTCTACTTTTGTTTCTCGGTATCTTCCTAAATTATCCATTTGATTTTTCTTTGTTGTTAATATATAGTAGGTCAAACCAACTGTTACTGCTGCAAGTTTCTGCACAAATTGCCATTTTGCCGTTTTCTATTCCGGGCTTACTCCAACTTTCAACAAATATCTTTTCAAACACCCCCGACTTTAAAATAGTGTCGATATTTTGTATGTTAAGATCCAGACTTTCTTTGAAAGGAGTAAATGCGATTTTTAATTGGTCATCAACAAAGCTAACTAGTCTAGCATCGTATCTGGTTCCAACAAAGCAACAAGGGTATACAATGCCTTCGGCGTTGACATAGATTTCATGGCCATCTTTTTGACAAAGACTATTACACTTAACTTCTCGTTTGTTTAGCTCGTCTTTGTAGCTGCCCAATTCCCGAACACGGTCACTACTAAATGTTTCTAGTCGTTGTTGTATCTGCGGAAAATATCCTAATTGCTTGACTTCGTCTATTAGACCAAGGTCAACTGAATACTTTTCGTCATTCATTATACTGTCTAATAAACTATTAATCTTAATCTTGTTGCCGCCGTTATATTCTGGCTTTTTTGTAGGATAAATTTGATAGAGTAAGTCACCATGGTCGTCAAATACTTCTCTAGGTTTGTATAGTCCTTCCCTGGATTCGAAGCCGGTGGGTCTCTTATAAACAAATTCAGTAAAGCCCATAGTTTTGGCCAATTGGCGAGCTTCTTCAACTTGATGATCGTTGTGATCGAAAATTAAGTATTCCCAATGAGCGCGACCGCCATTGTCGATAAATGTCTGTGCATTATTGATTAGCTTAGTCCAATTGACATTTCTACGATATAAATGATTGGTATCTTCAAGTCCGTCTATGCTGAATACTAACTTCATATTGGACTCAGTAAACAGTTGTCCCATCTTAGCCCAAAACTTATTGTCGCGAAGGCCTCCGTTAGTGTGAAAAGTCTGCTGACATTTTGGATTCATTTCATGAACGTATTTGACAATGTCATAGCAGTCTCGGGCCATCATTGGATCGCCCATTGTACCGCAATAAATTACTCTCTTAAGATTAGATAAAAATTCTACTGTAAAGTATTTCTTAAATTGCTCTAGGCTAATACTAGTTTGATTTAAGTCGGGCCTGACTATGGTTGAAGAATTATAATATCTTAAACAAAGAGGGCAGGCTGCATTACAGAACGTCGATAGTTCGATATGTAATAGGGTAACTGGTTCCGTTTGCCAACTCATGTTTTACTTTATAGAATTATCTACATCACTTTCCTTGACCATTGCGCCAAGCCTTGGAGGATTGATCCAACTTTCCTTAAACATACGACTACCATTGACATCTAGCTCAGCAACTTCAAGGTCTAGTCTTGAACGAAGACTTTCACCAAACTTGAAAATTTCTTTCTTAAGTTTATCCGCATCATAAGTCCAACCTGTGCTGTTACACTTGCCGGTCTCTCCGGCAAACATAGGTTTAATACTTTGTTCCCAAAAGCCATCACACCAATCATAGTCGCGAATCATTACAAAGTCAAATTCATTTCTTGCTATGTTAGCCATATATGCACCAATTCGTGTGCCATACATTGCCCAATACCCATTTTCTATATCTGCACCTACACTGGCCCATACTAGCATACGCTTATAGTTTCTTTCATGCACTCGTTGTTTAAGACGACGAGGGTCCACAGTCTGTCCGCCTTCTAGCAATAGTTTAACACCTTCACGAAATCCTGCTCGAAAAGCCTGATAACAGCTGGCATTGTTGTAAACATCGCTATAGATATTATTCATCTGATAATAATAGATATCCCAACAAAAGTCAACCTGAGCCTTAGGATCTTCGGCGGCTTCGTGAGTTTTCATTTGCTCAACTACATGTTTTGGCCACATCTTAATTCCACCATTACCATAAACCAGACCATTTACAACATTCTTGCCGGCCCAGCTGATGACATCATGGCGGCCGATTCTATCCATTTCTAACTCAATAGTGAAGAATTCATCCCTTACAATATTATCGGCGTCTACGGTAATAAATCGATCTGTTTCAGCTGCTTTGGCTGCGGCTTTGTGTGCTGCATCAAATCCTTTGACGCCATGGACTCGTTTGGCCCATGGCGCTTTTTGTAATAGATTAGCGTAGTTGTAATCGGCGTTAGGTTCATCGTAGCTTAAAAATACGATATCAAAACTGGTAATAGGTGCTAACATTTGCGTCCTCAATGTGTAAATGGCTGTAGTTAGAAATCATTTTAACTTTTTTAGTTGTTTTTAGTTTAAATTCAAGAAGGTTAAAATTATCTAAGTCAGAACTATTTAAAGTTATGGTATCTAAAATTTCACCTGGTTCTGTAGAATCAAACAAATAAAATGTAATATTCGAATCCAAATGAAAATTTTTTGATTCATTGATTACACTTTGTATTTGTAGTCTATTTTTAAACTGCTTATAAAGTATAGCTGGTTTATAGCTTTCTTTCGCAATAGGAATATAAAAAGGATCTCTATCTACACTGATTCTTATATTATGATTATAGTGTAAAAAGTCAAAGGTGTCTAATTTGTCGGCGTCGTCTGGCAACCAAACACAATTAAATCTCTGTTCGTATCCGTTAAATAGTTTCTTAAAATTGATATTGATAGTATCAAATAGCTTGCTTGGTTCGTATCTGTCGATACAATACACTGGTAAATCTTTTGGTAACTCACCCAGAGTTAGTTCGTTGACACGTTCGTTAGTAAATTCTTTAAGAAATATATTTTCAATGAAGTTGACATTAATCTTTTTAGAAATAACATCACAGTGCAGATGTATGAAATTATCTTCGCTAGTTTTAGAACTTCTTATAAAATCAAATTCGTAACGACTTAATTCCCGTTGACGATACAAAGTTCTTGTGTTGGTGTTATGATCGTAACGAACTTTTAACTTATGCAATGCTATTTTATTATTGAAGATTGCTCGTATAATGTCATTTTCTTCGACTTCTAGTATAGCATTTCTGATATTGTCTGATTTAAATTTATTAGGCGTGACTCCAAATACTTGATTAGTTAAACGATCATACTCGACATAAAACCAACTATTCTTATTTTCTTTTTTCTTAAGAATAGTTTTTTGTATGTCAAATTCAATATCATTTTCGTCAAGCATTTAGATATATTTTTTTCTTAGGTTAGCTAAAGTTGTTTCTGTCAACCAGGCGTTAGTAGTATATTTAATCAAACCTAATTGCACATAATTTTCAATCTTTATGCTACCTTGTTCATTGACCCAATAAGATAAAAATTCTGGCCAGGATCTTCTTGCCCAATTTTCATTGTTGTAACTATTTTCTCTTGTAGTCAAATCTATGCATTCTACAAAGTCAAACTTGGTAACGTTAATACTAAGAATCTTAGACAGCAAAGTCATCAACCATTCTGGCCAAAGATATTCAGGCAAACTGGGCATAGCATTGTCGGGTATTTCTCCAAAGAAATCAATAAAATCATTTTGATCGTATTGACTAGCAATAACCACTGCTAGACCAAATACATAATCGCATCCTTTGGACTTGTTAAAAAATATAGCATTTAGCACTGTGCTATCATTAAAACTTTTTTCTTCTATGCTGCCGTGATGATATATGGATTGTGCTAGGGCTTCGCCGTTAAAATTGTATCGGTGCTTGGGTAATACTATACTGTTCATCCCTCTTAAATTTTCCCAGACTGCTGGATTAAAATTTGTTAAAAGTTGGTCCGGAAGGAAAGCAATAGTTTTTTCGTAAGGGCTATTTAACAAGCTGTGAAAATAGTTTGCTGTAACTATTTCAGGCTTTGTGGTTAATACAACTTCCTTATCAATATAAGAAAGTTTTTCTGCCAGACCAGCATCGTGGGTTACAATACTCACCGGTCGTTCTCTGTCAAAGTATTTTATACTTTTAACAAGAAGTTCGACTTGTAGCAGATTATCTTCTGAACAGTTTGTTATTAGATAGCCTTCACTCATAGATCATTTCTTTAATTTCATCATAATGTCTCAGTATAGCCATCTTGTTCATGACGTGGACATTTTCGTTTTTTATTCTGCTGATAATATTTTTCCAAAGTTCCCTAGGATCCGGACACATTAACATTATATCATTGATTTGATTAAATTTGATCACGTCGTCAATTTGTTCGCTGAATCTCATAACCTTGCCTGGCAACTCATGAACAACGTTGCCAACTTTGTGTCCATTCAGGATATGTGTGGCTATACTAACTGCATAGTCTGTTCTAAATAAAACGCCAGGAAACTTATATAACCATTTATAGTAGTTGTAATTTTCCTTGACATGCTCCCATAGGCCGAAGAATAATTTTGCAACATCGCTGTCACTTCTCCAATAGATAGCAGTAGACCACCACATGTCAATACCATCTGGATGTAATTTTTGTTCCCAAATTCTAGGTTTATAATTACGAACACTGATGGCATTCTTATACATAGCAACGTCACTGTTGGTTTCAAAGACTGCATCCAATGTATTATTACCAATGATATAATCAACGTCAATCATCAGCGTTCTTTCGTAAGGAGATTTTTGAAAGATACTGTGCTTACTTTTATTGTTGAATTGAGTTGTAAATTCCTGCCAAGGGCTGTCCCTGTGCGTTCTTGTATTTTGTTCGTGTTCGATGTTATCGATGATAATATGATCAAAGGTACAAGCTAACTGTTCATGTGTTAGTTCATTGACTAGGTTGTCAAAGGTAGACTGATCAGTTAATAGCGTCACATGATTATATTTCATATGTAGTTTAACTGATCTGGCCGTTATCAGCGCCAGCTTATGATAATCAATTTTTCCGTTGTTATAGGCAATAAGCAAAACACCGGCTTCAAACTTTTTATTCATTTAATCCAACTAATCCCTTAGTGTCTCTTTGCTTTTTGAGCTTTTCGTTTTCAACGTAATATTCGTTTAGAGCTTCGGTGTAAGCACTAAACAGCTTGTCATGAAACTCTTTAAGGTCGCTGACCATAGTGGGATTTTCGTTGTCGTCAAGAAATATGTAACGCTCGACACCCATATCGAGTAGTTGTTTAACAAAGTTGATTAGTTCTAATCTCGCAGTAAAAAGAGAATTCATGTAACCAATGGTTAACATGGTGTTCATTCTCTGCTTGAGATTTTGTTTTTGGTTATTTAAAGTTAAGCGGTAATTACTAAACTCTAAAGCAGCCTTGAGTTTATCGTCCATCCAGAGCTCCATAAATTAAATGCTATTTTAATTTATTTATGCTTTTAAAATAACAAATTTAGGCCGATGTGTTACTCGAACTTCCGCTATATTCTGCTTGTGTAATATCAAACGATGCAGAATTATTTGTCTTAGACGTAGCTTTGTTGCTTTCAATATATAATTTATGGGAGCCAGTAACAGATGAATCACTCGAGCTTAACTCAACTCTGAGCGTAATAGTAACTGGGCTTGCCCAGTTGCCAGGAACCTCAGGTGTGACTGTTCCGTAAATTCTTATTCTTCTTGTAGTTGTTCCGTAGCCATAACCGTATCCGTAGCCATAGCCATAGCCATAGCCATATCCGTGGCCACCTCTCCTGCCATATCCATATCCGTAGCCATATCCATATCCGTAGCCATAACCATATCCGTAGCCATAGCCATAGCCGCCGGAAGAAATATTTTCGCAAGTTAATAATAACTGCTCGGTTGTTAGTAAGTCTTGGAATCCACGATCTTCACTGATAATATTTGAACTAGTAGATACTGTGTTATCTAAACTGAAACTAACTGTTCCTAAGCGTTCATATACACTTTTCCATTGATCAGCGGCTGAATTGCCGCTTGTTTTATCTAAATTTAATCGGATTGTGCTTCCACTATTAAAAAAATACCTTGCTTTATTATAGCTAGGAAATTTTAAATTAACCAAATAGACTAATTTATTTGAAAAACCGTCTACATGATTAATCATGCCTAATTGAGTAATTGCAGTTTGTCCTAGGGCGGCTATATTTTTTCGGGGTGTAACATCTGTAATAACTGTTTCAATATCTTGCCAAATACTAGCAGTAACCTTTTGCCCTTTAACGACTTGATCTAGTTCATATTCGCCGCCTGTATGTGATGAACTTAAATTTAGTCTATCAATAACTTCGTTAACTAAACTAGCAGAAATCTTAGTA